ATATTTCACTTGCACGTTTTGTACCTTTTGATTGATACAACGATTTAATATTTTTAATTAACTTACCTTTACTTATACCTGTTGCTAAATTTTCAGGTATAGAAGTTAAAAATGAGTTTCTAAATTTAGTTAAGAATCCTTGTATAGTTTTATCTACGTCAGCGTAATCTAAAAGTTGTTGAATATTCTGAACTGGATTTGCTCTATACTTACCTATAGTTGCTTGAGCAGCTGAAGATGAACCTGTTATTAATTCACCTTCTATAAATTTGTTTTGATGTGATACAAATAAACGAGCACCATCATCAACATCTTCAATTAAAACTGTAGCAGTTGCACCAGATGTAGCACCTGTAATTGTTTCACCATTTACAAAGTCACCATAACTTGTATCCTCTAAAAGAATATTATCACCATCGTCATCATCTTTTACATTTGTACCATCTAGTTGAATTGAACCACCTGCTGATCCTTCTAATTTTATAATGTCAGGATCGCCAATGTTTGTTAATTTGATTTCAGCTGATTCCATCAACTGATAATATGCTTTTACAAAGTCTAAAAATAATGGGTGGTCTTCAAGTACAAAATCAGGTACTTGTGATTCTATAAGATTTGATATTTTATCTTTAAAGTCGGCCATCTCATTTAATAACTACTAGTCGTGGTATATCCAATACCAGCGTTTGCTGAGCCTCCTACTAATGTGTCAGCCTCAACCGTAACTGAACTATTTGCAACATCAATTTCTAATACTTGATTTCTAATAGGAACAATGTCATTTGAATTAGGTTTAACCGTAACTTCTATAACCGTAGAAGCTGCACCTCTTATGTTTTCTATATTAGAAACATTTAAAGAGTTTACTTCAACTAGACCTGAAGAATAATTTATTGTACCTTGTGTGCTATTGGCATATGATCTTACAGCACCATCTAATCTATATCTTCTTACATTACCATTACCATCATCATCTAAAAACCATACGTTAGTTGTATCACCATCAACTTTAAAACCTGAAGAACTTAATATACCACCAGAACTACTATTATGTCCTGTATGTGGATTGTATAATGCGTTTGCAAAGTTGATTGAATATTTTGTAGAACTACCAATTGTTGGTAAAAAAGATTTTCTTAATTGAACCGTTGTAATATTTGAAAGAATACTATCATCTGTACTATCAATTAAACCAGTTAGTTTTGAAAATCTAAATATCGTATCAAAAGATTGTAAAGTGTTTGTATTGTAATTTGTTAAAGTTGTAATTACGTTTGATTTAATTGTATCTGAAGTTTTAGGTGTACTTTTTTCATCAAACTTAACCGTAGATGTTAAAATAATATCTGTAGTTTCAGGATCAACAATAACTGGTGTTACTGAAGCAACTGAATATTTTTTTAAATCTTTTACTATTCTATCTTTTGTAGAATCAGTTAAGTTAGAACCACTTGTTGGTAAGATAGAAAGATATACTCTACCATAGAATGGCGTTTCAGCGTCTTCACCACCCCAAGCACTAACTGATTGTGTGTTAGCATAAAGTTGTTTTACTTTTGTCTTATAATCATCTACCGTAACTGCCCTATCTTGTGACGCATAAAAACTAGGTGCATTAAATTTTATACTTTCTAAATTCTCAGGATCAGCACCACCTTGTGCTGATGAATTAACCGTAACGGTTACATCATTAAAACCTGAAATAGAACCTGATAATGAAAATGATGTAGCACCATTTGCTTCTGTTTTGTTTGTTACAACATAACTTATACTAACAATATTACCATCATCTAATTTTTTACCAATAATACCATCACCAAAATACACTTCGTATTGACCATCTTCAGCTTCTTGTAAAAAATAAACTTTTGATGTGCCATCTAATTGTGTAATAGAAGTTGCTTTTGTGTAAGTGTTTGATGTAGTGTCAGAAGCACTATTTTGTACAACAACTTTTATTGTAGTTGTATCTGCTCTGTCACTAGGTATTAAAAATCTTTGGTCTATATCACTTGTGTCATTTGTATATGTGTATGTAACATATGTACCTTCATAAACATTTAAACTTTGTTCTGTATAAATGCCATCAACTGGTTGGACTGTTTTGTCAGCGATAGAAACAAATGTATAAGTTAAACCATCTATTGAAGATGAAAATTTTGTGCCTGCAGGAATTGTAATTGTAGATCCTGTACCATCGTTGATTACTAATTTTAAATCAGCGACTGGTGCTCTAGCAGAGTTAGGTGTGTAGCCTACTAATTTAGCCAATGACGCAACACTTGATCTTAATTGTGCTGTATCTAAAAACATTTCATTGGCAACAAAGTTAGCATTGTACGCCAAGTAGTGTGTATTGTATGCTAGTAAGTCTAATAAAATTGAAAGAGAACTTCCTTCAAAATCATAATCTTTAAATTCGTTTTGATTTGATAAAAATCTTTTAAGTGAACCTTTTATATTTTCAAAATCTAATTCTGAAATATCTAATCTGTGTTGTGCCATGTTATCTTACTCTTTGTAAAAATGTTGATACTGATACTGGTTGCTCAACACCATTTATTTTAAATGAAACCATAATATGAACGCCATTGTCGGCCTCATCACTTTGAACAACAACATCTTCTACTGAAACTCTTGGCTCATATTTTTCAATCGCCATAGATACTCTATCTTTTATTATTACTAATAAAGGTTCAGTAATATTCTCAAATAAAAAACCTCTTAAATTACAACCGAAGTCAGAATTAAAAGGTCTTTCATATTTGTTGGTTAAGATTATATTCTTAACAGACCTTTTAATTGCTTGTACATCAAATAATTTTGCAACATCTTTTGTTGCAGGATTTTTAGTAAAACTCAAATTTAAATCACTATAGATTCTATTTGATCTTTTACTTTTATTCGTTGTCGTTGCGTCATAGTTTGAGTAGGCCATAACTATATTTATATGACTTATCTCTTATTTACTAATACATTCAAGGAACCAGAGATCATTGATCCTGCGTCAGCACTATCAGATACACGACCCCAAGGTAAACCGCCTATTTTAACGTTTGTTGATCCTTGATTTAATGCAGCTACATGATTAGGACAGATAGGAGTAGGTGGAAAAGGGTGTGCAACGGTAGGAGTGCCTGCTACAGCACCTGCGATACCGTTTGCCTTAACGGTTCTTACTAATGAAGTTGCTAAATTAGTAATTCCTGTACAAGCATGACCTGTACTTAATGGATCTCCTTCTCTAACTGCCATATTACTACTTTCCTTGCCCGTTATATGCTTTCCAACTACGTTTTTTTGATTTATTCATTGATGAAAATTTTACACTTCTTTTTTTCTTGCCTAAAGAAGACTTTTTATAGTTTTTTTCTCTAGGAACAAATGTTTTACTCAATTTTGCCATTATCTACCTATCTTTTTCTTTCTACCTATCGGTAATCTTATTGAAGACACTATTTTTTTGCCTTTTTTACTTATATATTCAAATCCAACGAGTTGATTTTTAAAATTTTCTTGTACAGACTTAACTGCCTTCTTAAAACTCATTGATTCTTTCTCTTCCTCTTGTCCTGATTCGTTCCAGAACTTGAAAATTCGCATTTTTGCCATAATTCCTCACTTTTTTAATGTTTTTTTGACTATTTATAAGGGTTTTTGTTCTAGTTTTGTTCTATATACGCCAGAATGCCGACAAGCTACGGAAAAAACGGACAATTATTCCATTTTATTCCATTTTTTTGTTGATTTTTATGTAAAAATACGGTATATTAATAGTATGAAAACAACAAAGACAACAAATAAAGGAAACACTATGAAAAAAATATTAGAATTTATGACAATCGCAATGTCAGTATTAGGAACTTTCTGTATGATCGGTGCTGTCGGTTCTATAGAAGTTGACAAATACTTACAAGGAGGATCAATGGCAATGTTAGGAATTGCTAGTTTTATCCTTGCGTTATACTCACAAACGTTATATTCAGAGGAGAAATAAATGTATTATATTTCTGAATTACATATGGGAGGAGTTGATTGTGATTATAAACTTATGGACTCTACTGATTGTTGGGGACCTTATAAATCACTTTCAAAAGCAAGAAAGATGTTTAAAGAAAAAGTATATAAAAATAAAAACTTAAACCATTGGGATTTTATGATTAGAGGACCTAGAAGACAAAACGGTCATGGTCATTTAACAGAATGGTACAACGTAAAGGTTAAATAACATGTTTAGAATTTGGATTTTCGCTATATTAATACATTTAATTTTAATGATCGGCGTAACATTTGCTGGTGAGAAATATTGTTTTAATTGTAGTTACAAATACAAAATAGGTGATAAAGAAAATGCAACCTATGATTTTGAGTTTGATTTACAAACTAACAAATTATCAAAAAAAGTTGAACAACAAATATCAAATAAAGAAACTGGTTTAGTTTCTTACATCTTATTTGAAAACAATAAAATTTTAGTTGATCAAAACAGAAAAAGTAAATACAAAGGACCTTATCCTTCACACTCTATCGGTAAGTCTTTGGTATCTTTAGTTACAGGTTATGCAATGTGTGGTGGTTATATTAACCATACGGTTTATGACAGAATAGATTACCCAACGGTTGCAGGTACTTTATATGAAAATCAAAAATTAATACACTTAC